AACAAGCTCAGCGAAGGTCGCCCCCTTCAGATATTTATTGAACGTGGGGTCAGCACCTTCCAATACACCTTCTGGCCAGTCCCCGACGACGTTGAAACCTACACGTTTGTGTATTTCCGCATGCGTCAGATATATGACAGCGGAACGCCTGCGAGTAACAACATGGATGTACCGAAGCTGTTTCTCCCGGCGCTGGCTTCAGGGCTGGCGTTTTACGTGGCGATGAAACAGCCGGAAGCGGCCAATCGTTTGCCAATGCTGCAGTCGGAATATGAGCGGCAGTGGGAGTTGGCGGCGGAAGAGAATCGGGTTAAGGCGCCGTTTCGGTTTGTGCCATTCCAGAGTTATATCTGATGGCCCAGTACGCGGCGGGTAAATACGCTTACGGTTCCTGCGATCGATGCAGCTTTCGCTATCCGTTGAATCAGTTGCAGTTTCAGGTGGTGGATTTGTTTACCACCGGCTTTCGCGTCTGCCCGGAATGTCTCGATGCGCCACAACCTCAGTACCAGCTGGGTGATTATCCGGTGGATGATCCGGTAGCACTGCGCGATCCGCGTCCCCCCATGGGATTGGACGACAGCCGGCGCCTCTATGGCTGGAATCCGATCGGCGGTTGGAACAGTGCATACGGTGCCAGTGATCTCAACAACATGGTGATGGAGGGTCAGATAGGCCGCATCACCGTCACGATAAGTTGATATATGAGTCATCTGGAAAATAAGATTGAATCGCTGACCCGCAAATGGTGGGTCTTGAATAAACAGCAGAGGGCTGGTTTCGACGAGGTTGGCTACTTCGACTGGGTATACAGCGATGGGTGGGAAAAACTCGAAAGAGATAAAGATAAAGTGGTCGAGTTGCTGGCAGAGCTTAAATCAGATGCACCGGCTTTCCCGGTAGGATTACAGGAATAGCGATGGCTTGGACGTATACGACATTGACGCAGGCGATCAAGGACTACGTGCAGACCACGGAGACCACGTTCGTCAATAACATCGATGTCTTCATCCAGCAGGCGGAAACCCGCATTGTGCGCAGGGCTGGGCTTCCCGTCTTTCGTAAGAACACTACCGGCACCATGACCACGGACAATCAGTATCTCGGGGTGCCAACCGATTTCCTTTCGCCTTATTCGCTTGCCATCAGTAATGGCGGGTCTTATGAGTATCTGATTACCAAAGATGTGAATTTTATTCGTGAGGCGTATCCGGCAGCGGCGACCACGGGGACGCCGAAGTACTACGCCATCTTTGATAACGATGCTTTTATCGTTGGGCCGACGCCTGACGCGAACTACACCAGTGAGCTTCACTACCATTACAAACCCGCATCGATCGTTACTGTCTCTCCCAGCTGGCTTGGCACCAATGCGCCCGACGTATTGTTGTATGGCTCGCTGGTAGAAGCTTACGTCTTCCTCAAGGGAGAACCGGATTTGTTGCAGCAGTACATGGAACGTTATGAAACCGCCTTGCAGCTTTTGATCGTGGAAGCCGACGGCAAGGATCGTACCGATGCGTACCGATCGGGCCAGTTGAGATTGAAGATCGCTTAATGGAAAAGCTTGATCATGTGGCCCTCTTAGGGCTGGGCCATAGCCAGTTGGACTATCACCTGTCGATTACACACAGCGAAGAGTACGACGAGGTATGGGCGGTGAACTCCATGTGCGCCGTGGTGAAAGCAGATCGGGTCTTTATGATGGACCCGGCTTCACGCTTCTTTGACAGCGAAGATGCTGGCGGTCAAACGGAAGTGATGCGGAAGACGCTGCCGACGCTGACCTGTCCGGTGTATTCCTGTGAGTTGGACAAGCGTGTGCCTGCGATTGAGCTGTATCCGCTGGAAGAGATTGTCGGGGATTTGGGTTGCGGTTATTTCAACAACACCATCTCCTATGCGATCGCATTTGCCTTATGGAAAGGTGTGAAGCAGCTCAGTGTGTTTGGCGTTGATTTTACCTACTCGACTAATATTCATTATGGCGAGTTAGGGCGTGCCTGTTGTGAGTTCTGGTTGTCCCGCTGCATGGTGGCTGGCATGGAGGTAGGGGTTGCTCCCCGGTCGCCGTTATTGGATACCAACGTGGCGGAGAAGGAACGGCTTTATGGTTACCATCGCTTAGAGAATCCACCCGTGGTTTACGTGGAAGAAGGTAACCTAAAGGTGACACCATTCTCTGAAATCGAGCAGGAAGAAGAAGTCGTGGTGTCCATTCATGGACGTCAGGACAACATGAAGGTTACCGGGCCAGTCGAGCCAACGAATTACTGATGCTGCAAGTTGATTTAGAAACGTCGGTAGGCAATCTGGGCGTTGAGACCACGCATTATCGTGGTCATACCCCGGAAGAATGGGCCAAGATGGCGGCGAACAGGATTGTGAGTATTAGCAATACAGCCCCCGAACCCCTTCGGCAGCAGGCGCATGCGTTTAAGGAACAGGTGGAAGTATTGCTTGCGGATTACATGCACAAGGCTGTTGATAGTCATATGTGTACGGTAGGGAATTTTCTCGAACAACAAGGCCACGGTGATATGGCCGCAATTCTTAGGAGGCTGTAATGGCGATCACACAGGCAATGTGTACAAGCTTCAAGAAAGAACTCTTGCAAGCCAAGCACAACTTTTCCACGGGTGGAAACACGTTTAATCTGGCGCTGTACACCAGCTCAGCCACGATGAGTGCTACCACCACGGCGTATAGCACGTCGCAGGAAGCGACGGGCACGAACTATACGGCTAAAGGTGGAACGCTAACTAAGGTTGAACCGACGACTTCGGGCACCACGGCGTTTACCGACTTTGCGGATTTAACCTTTGGTACCGCAACGATTACTGCCAGAGGCTGCATGATCTTTAATGACACGGCTACGGGAGACCCTTCTGTCGCAGTGTTTGATTTCGGCGGTGATAAAACCAGTACGGCTGGCAGCTTTACCATCACGTTTCCCACAGCGGATGCCAGCAATGCGGTGATCCGCATAGCCTAGCGAGCGCAATGTGGCGAATATTACAGGCTGGGGGCGTGGCACATGGGGCCAAGGGACGTGGGGTGAACCTATCCCCGTCGAGCTTACCGGTGTTGCGGGCACAGGTTCAGTCGGTACCCTCACGGCTACTGGCGGCGCGACTGTTGTTGAAACGGGGCTGGCGGGCACTGGCGCTGTCGGAACGCTTGTTGCAACCGGCATCGCGAATGTTAGTCCTACTGGCGTTTCGGGTACTGGAGCGGTTAGCTCGGTTACGGCGAGTGCAGCGGCCACTGCGCCGGTCACGGGCCTCGCGGGTACAGGCGCGGTTGGCACGCTCCTGGCGGCAGGGTTTGCGGTCCATGGGGTCAGTGGTCATGCGACCACGGTTGCGCTGGGCGAGGAAACCGTTACTGGCGATGCGAATGTTTATCCAACGGGCGTGGCAGGCACGTCGGCACTTGGCTCCGTTGGGATCGTTAGTAACAACATTATTTCGGTCACTCTCGATGCAGCTACCAGTGGGCTTGGATCGCTTACGGCGACGGGTACGGCGGCAGTTGTACTTGAGGGGCTTGTTGGAACGACAGGAACGACACATCTCCTCGTCTGGGGAGAGGTAGACGATAGTCAAACTCCGAATTGGAGTGAGATTTCAGATTCACAAACACCGTCATGGTCCGGGGTGGATACATCCCAAGACCCTGACTGGAAAGAAGTAGCTTAGAGGATATGTATGGCGACTTATAGCAATCTTAATGTGAAGCTCATTGCCACTGGTGACGAGAGTGGTACGTGGGGAACATCCACCAATACCAACTGGGATATCGTTGACCAGGCTATTGCGGGTTATGCCTCGATTGCGCTGTCTGATGCGGATGCGACGTATACCGCGACAGCGGGTGCGGCGGCTGATATCCGTAACATGGTGCTTACCCTTACCGGCACGTTGACCGCTAACCGCACACTGACGATCGCTCCGAACACGATGGAGAAAGTCTGGATCGTCAAGAACAGTACCAGTGGTAGTAAGACGGTTACCTTCAGTCAGGGTACTGGGGCGAATGTCATCATCCCGAATGGTGGCGTCAGAATTATGTACACCGACGGGGCAGGTTCTGGTGCGGCAGTAGCTGACCCGATCGGCCTTCTTGGCGGCACCGGCAATATTGCTCTCGGCTCAGGAGCTATGGGCACCGCCCTCACCACCGGCACGGATAACGTGGCTATCGGTGAGAACGCGCTGGATGCCGTGACTTCGGGTGCACGTAATACAGCGGTTGGAGACAATGCCGCAGGTGCTATCACCACGGGCGCTGACAATGTTGCTGTGGGCACGAATGCTTTGCTTGTGGGGACTACAGGGACTTATAACGTTGCTATAGGTCGTAGTGCGCTGGTGGCTGCTACGACAGGCGCATACAACATTGCCATAGGCGGCTTATCTTTAGATGCTCTGACAACGGCAGATAATAATATAGCCATTGGTTATCAGGCATTAACAGCCAACACCAGCGGAACTGATAATGTTGGAGTTGGAACCAACGCCCTAGACGCTAACACCACCGGCTCAGACAACACTGCTATTGGTGACAATGCGCTGGGTGCCAATACGACAGCGAGTAACAACACGGCGATTGGTAGTTCTGCATTGCTGCTTAACGCCACCGGCACAGCTAATACTGCTGTTGGCTTTGAAGCATTAGAGAATAATCTCGCGAATGATAATACCGCTGTCGGCTATCGGGCATTAGAAGAAAACACTACAGGTTCTCAAAATACGGCTGTTGGTGTTTTTGCTTTAGATGACAGCACCACGGGTGCGTCAAATACTGCTGTGGGTTACGGCGCAGGCGGTGCTGTAACAACGGGGGATCAGAATACTGCCGTGGGCCGTAATGCTGGCGATGCTATAACAACAGCAGACGACAATACGGCACTTGGATATAGCGCACTTGGTACAACCTCTACAGGTGCAAATAATACTGCTGTGGGTTCCAACGCTTTATTTAGCAATACCACGGCTTCTAGTAACACGGCGGTTGGTAAAAATGCTTTGTACGCCAACACCACAGGAACTCAGAATGTTGCCGTTGGAGCTACTGCTTTAGACGCGAACACCACCGGATCATATAATACAGCAGTTGGGTATGATGCTTTAACTGCTGCAACTACTGCAGCTAATAATACCGCGCTGGGTTGGCAAGCTGGAGTAGCGACAACTACTGGAGCATCCAATTCGTTTATAGGTAAATACTCTGGGGCTGCTAATACCACGGGTGATTATAATGTAGCACTTGGCGCAAATGCTTTAGATGCAAACACCACGGCTTCAAATAACATTGCTGTTGGCTATGCAGCATTAGGAGCCAACACCACTGGCGCAGAAAACGTTGCTGTTGGTAAGGGTGCTTTAACTGCAAACACCACTGCCAGTTATAACACTTCTGTTGGACGCCATAGCTTATATACCAATACGACTGGTGAATATAACGTAGGCGTTGGCTACAACGCGCTTAACCTTAATGCCACAACAGGTAATAACACTGCTGTGGGTTATACGGCTTTAGCAGCCAACGTAGCGCATAACAATACGGCTGTTGGTTATATCGCGCTTGATACAAATACTACGGGTACACGCAATACGGCTGTGGGATCACAGGCGCTAGATGCTAATACAACGGCTGATGACAATACGGCAGTTGGCTATGATGCTATGAGATCAAACACCACAGGGGCTGATAACGTCGCTGTAGGTTCTTATACTTTAGATGCTAATACCACAGGCGCTGAAAATTGTGCGGTGGGCTATCAGGCTCTAACGGCCAATACCACAGCACAACAGAACACGGGAATCGGAAGGTTGGCCCTAGCTGCGAACACTACGGGGGATATCAATACCGCCGTGGGTTCAGCCGCTTTAGATGCTAATACTACTGGAGATTATAATACCGCTCTTGGTGGAGGATCATTAGGCGCTAATACAACGGCTAGTGGTAATACGGCTGTTGGTAGAGAAGCACTGGCTCTCAACACCACAGG